TTGAAGCGGGAAGTTACATTATAATCCCCCGCCACGGCCCCTTAGCTCAGTGGTTAGAGCAGGCGACTCATAATCGCTTGGTCGCTGGTTCAAGTCCAGCAGGGGCCACCAGAATTTAGCTTTAAAAGCATATAATTAAGCCACCTTTCGGTGGCTTTTTTTATGCCCAGCTATTCATTCTCAGCACGTTTTTATCACGCTCCTGCACGCTGCCCATCCTGTGTCGCCGTCCTGGCAGATGAAACAATATAGCGCTCAACGGATTCCATTGTCACAAACGTACAGCTGCAATGAATGTTGGTGCATTGATGATAGCGTTCTTTCGTATTCTCACTCAGGTAACGGCTGGTTCGCGCATGCGCTGCGTGATGACATTTAGGACAATGAAACATAGCACTCACCCTCAATTCACTTTATGTGAATCAATGGTACGCTTAAATTCACTTATTGAAAAGCCACTTCGTCGATTTTTGTTTCAAAATCCACATCAGAAATATTCACCTCAAGCTTTAGCGCCGTCGTGAAGCCATTGTCATTGATAGTGTGGACCACTCTGGTGATGATCCATGGCTGCTCATCAATAATGCGCTTAAAACCTGTCACCTTAACCGGCGTCTCGGGGTAAAGCGCTTCCCGGCCAATAGCAAGATTAATCGTAAACTCTACTTTATCACGCTGTAGCTTATCCCATTTAGCCTGCGCAGCACGTATAGCCTGCGCTTTCGTGGCAAAGACGGTAGTAATAGCAAACACGTTGCCAGCTTTGCCAAAGAGGTATTCATTCTCCTTCACGTCCGGCGCGTTAGCTGCCTGGTTTTTTTTGACAGGAGCGGCGTTCGGGTGCACGACGGCATTCTTTGGCTGCGCTTTTAATTTTAGATCAACACTCACCTTCTGCTGTTGCTGCTTCGGATCTTTGGTATCCAGCCAACGGGCCGTGACGCCACTATAGGCCTGCCGATCGGCAATGCTAAAAACATGTTGGTCGCCATCGCTGCGCGTTAGCGTCACAGGGGCTACAGGCTTACCACTGACGCTAACACCCCGGCCTGCTTTCATGAGCAATAATCGATCGGCTTTGATAGCCACCTCACCGCCATTTCGATCGGCAAGTCGGGTCAGAAATACCGCATCGGACTCCTGAGATTTATCAATATGCGGAACGGGGATCCCCGCGAGCTCCGCGGCAATACAGGGGGTCAAGGCGTGCCGTGCGGCAATGCTTTCCACAATCGCACCCAATGTCGTGTCATGCCACGACTCCTCTTGCCCGGCATTAAGCGCTCCGCTCAAATCAGCACTGCGGGCAACCAGGGTCACAGTGTCCGGCGAGCCACGATGCTCGACCGTATCCACGGTGAAGCTTCCCTTCTCCACCAGCGACGTCTCCTTCCAGCCCAGAAACAGCGTCAGCACCGCGCCACGTGCAGGCAGTTCAAGCAGCCCATCAGTGTCATCCAGCAAAATGATTAACTGGTCAACTTCAAACGCGCGGTTATCCGTCAGCGTCATGCTGATCAGACGCTTGCTGATATTTCGGGTAATATCTTTTTTGCCGAGCAACAACAAAAAATCAGGTGTCCGCACACCGCCAGCGTTATTTGTCAGTGCATCCAGCATCAGCCTGCCCCCATCATGCCAGTGAGTTTTGTCCCCATCTCGCCCGCTTTACCAAGCAGCATTTCAGCCTGTTTGCCGATGTCGCCAAACATCGCGATAAGGGATTCATCCACGCGGGTCAGTTTCAGCGTAAAGTCAATTTTCCGGGGCGAACCATCAGGATAAAAACTAGTGCCTGATTCGGTTACGCTTTTGATGACAAACATCCCGTATATCATGCCCTGACCATCCAGTAGCGGCCACGCACGCCCTTCCCCGGCCATCAGTCGCAATGCGGAAAGAGACAGGACGCCGCCGGTCAGCTCGGGATAGAGCGCCCCCTGAAGCGTCACGCTGTCATCTCCGATGCCCGTAAACTGAAACGCATCACGCTTACCCACACGTTTATTTGCGGCCCAAAGATAGGTCGCGTCGCGCTGCATCGTCTGAAACGGCAACGTCTGACGCATAAATACAAACATGCCGAGTGCGAGCATCATTGTTTACCCTCCGTTATGTCGCATAGCTGAATTCTGATTTATGGACTTGTTGCGTTCGTGTTCCTCCAGAATGCTGATGATCTGCCTGCGCAGTTGCTGCCCCTGCTCCGGGGGGGCATTCAGATAAAAGTTGAGTGCCGTACTGCTGTTATCGATATGACCACTACTGTTGCCCGCAGGTGCTTTAACAGGCTGCCAGGGCTGAGTATTTGCACTGATCGCTGTAGTCTCTGAGCTGAACGTGGGTAACACAGGCTGCACTGCCATCCGGGACGGCGCGCTTCTCGCAACCTTCTCCAGTTCTGCCGACTCCTTTTTCACCAGACCCAGACTTTCCAGCAGACCAGAGGCTTTATCCCAGAGCGTAGTAACGATGTTAAGTGGTGCGAAGAAGGCTGCCGACAACGCCTGACCGACCATCAGACCGAAGTCACGACAACTGGCAAGCGTGTCCTGCGTCGCTTTAACGGGTGCAATCAGATCAGCAAACCACTGCCATACGGCCTGCAACTTTTCACCAAGCCAGTCAAATACCGGCTGTAGTCGGGAAATCACCCCCTCAAAGGGCGCAAATGCCTCAATGATCCCCTGCATCACGCCACCAAAGATCGCACTCAGCGGCTCCCAGTATTTACGAACCAGCAACGCACCAGCAGCAATCGCGGCCACCGCAGCGATGACAGGCCAGCTCACCGCACCGATAATCGCGATGATCCCGCCAAATACGGTTGTTGATACCGTACCGAGTAATCCTGCAACAGCAATAATCCCATTGATGGCGCCGATCACCGGCCCGGCAACCATACCAATGCCGCCAATCGCTCCAGCCGCGACCGTGACCACCGTGGTGATCACGCCGATAGTTTGCGCCAGCCCCTGATTGCGCTGGATCCAGCCATCAAGCGTCAGCATAAAATTGGTGGCGCTTTGTACGAGGCCACGCAACGATGACTCTTGCTGTGCAAACAGCTGAGTACTTAGCACTTCATAGGCCGATTGCAACCCTGCGAGATCGCCTCCCAGGTTATCTTCCCTCAGCGTAACAGGCTGGCCAGGATGACCATTCGCTGTCGTCAGCATGGAACCCGCATCCGCTACGCTGCCAGATGCTGTCTCCATCACGGGGCGCCCCTGCGAGACGGCATTTTTTTGCGCGGCATCATAGCCAGGTTTGAGCAAAGCCAGACCCGTTTTTGCTACCGTCATACTGGCGGCTCCCGTGGCTGAGACCTTATCCGCCAGCGCTTTACCCGCCTGATAACGATCGCTGATCTGCGTGATTTTTGTGCGCTGAGCATTAACGTGAGTCAGCGCTGTTTGTTGCCGCTCAAGCTGTACCGTGGTCTCACTGACACTGGTTCTCACGCGTCGCTCATCAGCGACCAGCGTACGGGTATTGATACCCGCTTTGCCAAGCTCCTGACGCTGACGCTGGAGTGAGAGACGCAGACTGATATGCTGCTGTTCAAGCGCGGCGGTGCTTTTACGTGCTTGATCCATCGCCTGTGCCTGCATCAGCGTGGGCTGTCCGCTCATTTTCAGTTGTATAGCCAGTGCTGCGGTATCTTGCCTGGCTTTTTCCAGGGCCTGTCCCGTTGCAGTAACCTGTGCTCGGGTATGGCGAAACCCTTCAATTTGCGCGGCTTGACCATTTAACTCCTGCAACTGATTTTGGGTCGTTCCGATCGCCGCCGACAGCGTTCGACTCGCGGCCTGGATGGATTTAAACGGGCGAGACGCCTGATCAACGGCCCTGAGTAATATCTGTAACGACACGTTGTTACTCATGTGTGTATCCGCTTCGCTGGAGCGCTTTTTCGCGCCATGTGATGAGTTCGGTCAGGCTCATCGGATATAACGCTGCGGGCGGCCAATGAAAAATCACTGCAATATCCGCCATCAGGTCATCAACCGACAATTTTTTTGGGAACGCTACTTCACCAAACTCGGCGACAAAAAACCTACCACCTTGCCAGCCAGCGCCACCAGATCGGGCAATTCCAGCGCGGCGACCTCCTGCTCGGTCAGCATCGGAGCGGTCATACGCGGCAGTACCTTGATGAGCGCGTCCACTTCCGAGTTAGCGACCGCCGCAAGGCTTACACCGCGCAGCGTGCCAGCGTTCGGCTTCATGAGGGCGACGTGTTCAATCGTCTGTTCGCCGCGTTTAATCGGATTTTCCAGCGTAACTGTGGTTTCGTTGTTCATCGTTCTCTCTTCTCAGTACGTGTTCAGAATGGCCCGGCCAGAGGGAACTGGCCGGGAAAACATTACAGGCCGATATTGCGGCGATGCGGCTCCAGCCGATCTACACCGTTGATTTTCTCAATCATGTTGATGGTGTCGATTTCCACTAGCTCTTTACCGTCGATTGTCAGTTTGTAATAGGTACACACCACTGAGATTTTCGACTCAGTATCTTCGCCCGGTTTATTTTCACCGGTGTCGATCTCTTTCTGGCGGCCACGCATGACCACCTCTACCGCCACCGTGTCACCAGTATCGTCACGCTGATAAGAACCCGCGAAGCGGATCGGCACGGCGTCTGCACCGGTTGCACCGTACAGCTCCCAGATCACCGCATCCGGAAAACCGCCGAGCGCCCACTCCATCGACAGGGCATCATCATCAAGGCCCAGATCGATCGGCGCGACACCGTTCATTCCCGCGCCACGGTAGTTCTCAAGCTTGCGGGTCAGCTTCGGCAAAGTGATAGATTTAGCAACCCCCTGATAGCTGTATCCATTCAGGAAGACATTCATTAATTTAAGTTTGCGCGGCATGGCCATTTAATCAGGCTCCTTATTTGCTGTTGACGGAGGAAACCAGATTCACCAGATATTTATCGGTGATGCGCTGGCGCAGAGTCAGGTTTTCAAGAGGTGGAACCGGCGTATAGTCATAATCGATATACAGTTTTCCGGCTTTAACGCTCAGGGCGTCATTAGCGCTTTCATCAAACCAGCAGGTGGCATCTACGATATAACCGCTGGTTTTCAGCTCGCGGAATTTGGCATTGATGCCGTCAATGATGTCGCGAATGAGCGTAGCGGTAATCGGCTTATCGATCGCCCACATATGCGCCTCCGCCATGGTGTCGGCGATAACCTGTGCCGTACGGGTATAGTTCTCAAACAAAAATAACGGATCGTCTGAGCAGGTTCGGTTGCCCCAAAAACGGAAGCCGTCTTTACGTACAAGCGTAGTGACGCCAGCTTCGTTCAGCAGGTCAGCATCCGTTCCGGATTCCTGTAAATCCCAGAATACCGAGGCGCTGATACCGGTGACGCCATTCACGCCAACGTTAGACAGGGTTTTGTGCCAGCCCTGCTCCTGGTCGATTTTGGCACGCAGCCCAAGCGCACGGGCGATGGTAAATGCATTTGTGGTTGTATTGGTTGCCGTATCCCATGTCAGGAAATCTGGCCAGATCACCATCAGCTCGCGCTGGCTGAAATTGTCGCGATACAACATGGCTTCTGAAAGGGTTTTACACCCCCAGGCGCTGACGTAGCCAAATGCACGCAGCTTCTGGCAGACAGGCGCGAGGGCTGTGGCCACTTCCAGGCTGTCGAAACCTGGTACGCCAAGAATACGTGGCTTAACGCCGGTAACTGCTTCAGCGGTGAGTAGCGCTTTCAGGCCAGTGTATTTACCGTTAGCATCCGTGGTACCGATGATATTCGATACGGTCTGCGCGAGTGCGGACTGCTCGTCTTCACCTTTGCCTTCTTCAACACGAACGACTACGACAACCGGTTTCGCCTGGTCGGCAATCGCCTGTAACGCCGCAGCTAGCGTGCCTTTCTTACCCGCTTTGCCAATGGCGCTTTGCACGCTGGTGATCAGGACAGGTTCATTAAGGGGAAATGTCGCCGCGTCTGCGTCGCTGGCCGTACAGACCATACCTACAATTGCGGTAGAAACTGTGGAAATGACGCGGGTGCCATCGTTAATTTCGACAACCTGTACGCCATGATGGAAATCACTCATCCGTTTAACTCCGTGGTGTTTGGGTGAGTGATATTTTCTGCTTAGTATGCTTTAGACGCTATTTATCAGGGCTGGATAAGGTCTGGCACAACAGCAGTGAAAATAAAAAAAACGGGCAAAAGCCCGTTTATAATTATTCCGGTTTTATGGGCCACTTAATATCCATTGACAAGGAAATATCCATAGTCTCGAGTATATCCAGATAATCCAGCCATAAATTAAATCGTGTAAGGCTGTCGTCATTAAGACGCCCCAACGCAGATTTTCCCGGCCATTGCTGGCTGTTAATAAAATCATTTGCTTCCTGAATGCGGCGAGATTTTTCACTCTTTGCAATCTGGATACGTGAGTCATCAGAAATAACCCACATGTTGTCATCGTTATTCCAGGTGTGCCACTGGGAAGGTTTACGATCTGAGAGCGTCCATTCCCCGTTTGAAACACTAAACACACGCCGCTCGCCGTCATTCATTCCCGCGATAAGTTGCATGTGTTTATCTACGGGAATATTTATAGCATCCCCTGGAATTACACTCGAATTTTCATCATAAAAAGCTTGGGTTTTCAGGCTGAATTTAATAGTCATAGTTAGCTCCCTACCGCGAACCAGCGCAGGGTTAAGTTATAACCTGCCGCCATGGTGAATGTTTCTGCGTTAATGGCAATGGCGTTAACTCTAAATTGTGTCCGGTCAACAATGTTAGCGGAACCAAAAGCCATTACACTGGTGACTGGGTTGTCATGCGTAACAAATATCTGCTGGCAGGCCGACGGGAACGCAACAGGGAATGTGCCAATAGCTGTCCCGGCAGGAGCAGACTTCAGCCCAACAGTTCCCCACTGCAATAGTGTGCCAGTTGGAAAATATTGATAACCTGCGGCTTCTTTGAGCCCCCCAAAGAAGGTCATATCCGGAATTTCACTGCCACCGGAGCTAAAACCAGTGCCGACATTTCTACCACCTGCACTCCCTACGCCTAAGTGAGCCTTAGCTGTCGCAGCATCCGCCTTACCCAGAAGCCCTCTGGCAAATGCCGTCAGGTCAGTAACTGCCATCTTGTCCACTCCCGAAAAATACGGAAGCTTGTTTGAGGAACTCACCAGATCAGCAAGAGCGGTTAGCGTGTAATCCGCTTGCTGCTTTCCATTAAGCGCATCAACTAATCCAAGATATTGCCATGTTGCCCACTGGTCATCCTTACCAATCAAGCCCTTTAAATAGGTCGAAAAACCGAGGTTTTTTAGAACATCAGCAATTACGCCCGCGTCGGCCATCTCTTTCAACGCATTTGATATGACTGGATATTGTGCATGCGGATTGGCATCATCAACATGCTTTCTCATCAGATCATCTGCGTACGCTTTTACCTCAATAACCTTATCATCCACATATTTGCGTGTTGCCAGCACCACGGACGGGTCAATTTTCAACGTGACGGCAGCCGTACTTGAGACGATGAGCACCATGCGAATGGTCTGCGTACGGCCGCTTCCCTCCTGCAATTGCGGCTTATAGGTCTCCGGGCAGTTCGCCACGGCAATCAGTACGCCCGCATCATCATAAAGACCGATTTCCCGGATCCAGAATCCCCCCTCATTTTCCGGGATGATTTGTTCAGCAATGATTTGATTACCGTTATTTGGATCGACGCTCAGCATATTCAGGGGCGCGATGCGCTTCAGGTTAATTAATGCAGTCTGCGCCGGATCGGGTACTGGCAGCGCGCCGTTCGCGTCCCCGACGGCCATTTGTGTCAGGTTAAGCTTAGTACCGAGCGCGGTAGCGTTCGCCAGCCGTGCCGCGCCCTGATGAGTCAGAATGGCAAAAAATTTCGCGGTCATGCATTTACTCTCATGTTATCAATGAAATGGATAGACAACGCCGGGTAAGATTCCCCCCCGACAACAATTTCCTCAGGGAGGTAGGGGTAAACCGTCATAGCATCGCCGTCGTAGCATCCTGCCTCTGCATATGCTGTCCCTCCTGAGCTCAGGCTGATCGCAAGGCCAATAAGATGGCGGCTTGCCGGTTTTGCATCTTCAATCAGCCGCTCAAGCTCCTGATACATCGCATCAGTAATGCCAAGATCGAGCACCCCGACAATAAGTCGAAACGTGCCAGGTGCCTCATTGAGCTGCCACCACTCGCGCACCTCGATCAAATAACCGAGTGGCTCGACAACCCGTCGCAATGCGCTGATGGTGCCTTTATGCTGATGAACGAAAAATGAGGACGCTATCACGCTACGTTTGGTGCCCTCTGGCCAGCTAAAATCCCAGCGGTCAACGGACAGCGCCCAGGCAAGCCACGGCAAAAGCGCTACCGGACACTGCCACGGGTTCCAGAGCGTGCGCAGCGGTACAGGTACGCGAGCGATCTGCGCTGCCGCTTCTGCGGCGGCCACTTCCAGGGGAGAGGAGCCAGGCGGCAGTATGCGATCGTTACTCATCCGTGCCCCCTGCGTTGATCCGATATTGGGTGCAGTACGATGCCTGATGCTTTTCCAGTACGATGTCGGTCAGCGGGGCAGCAAGCTCTACGCGCTGTACCCCTTCAACATGCAACGCGGCATAAATTGCCGACTGACGAATGTCGCGTCCCAACCGACGCTGCGAGCTGACATACTCTTTTAACTGCTGTTCCGCAGCCTGGCGGATCGGTTCCGCTTCAGGGCCGGGATAGAAATAAAGCGTGGCATCAATTTGATACGGCACAATCGTCGCCGCCTGCACCGTTACACGGTCGCCTACTGGACGTACATCTTCGGCACTCAGCGCCGCTTCAACCGCCGCCAGCAAGTCAGCACTGGCAGTACCATCTCCCTCATGGGATAACACGGTAATAGTGACGCACGCTGGCGTCGGACTAAGGACGGATATATCTGCAACTCGCCCGTCTGCACTACGACCGTGATATTCATATGCCCCCGTCGGTCCGGCGACACTCAGCCCTTCAAAGGCCTGCTGCGCCCGCAACCGCAAATCTGTATCGGACTCGCTCACGGCTGGCGTTGGCGGCAGAGTGGAGTCATCTGCTGGGGTAATAAGCAGGCGTTCGGTGTTATTATTGGCTGCTAACACATCCAAATCGTTTCCCGCCGCATAGGCCAGCATCACTGCCCGGGCGGCTTCATTGACCCTCTGACGCCAGATAACTTCACGATAGGCGTTCTCTTCAAGCAGCTTAACGATCGGCTCTGACTCCAGAGACAACGTACGGGCAATGGCATCCTGCTCATTCTGTGGATAGAGCGAAACCAGCGTCGCTTTCCGCTCAGAAAGGATGTTTTCAAAGTCCAGTTCTTCCACCAGATCCGGCACGGGGAGCTGGCTCAGGTCGATAATCGGCATGGTTTCAACTCAATGGAAGGGTTAAAGAAAGGCTTTCGCCGGTGTCGGCATGCTGGCCGGTCAGATTAACGATCATTTTCCCGCCCGCCTGACGCTCGGTGGCCACCGCGCTCAGGGTAATGCGGGGTTCCCATTTGAGAATGGCGACATAACAAGCCACCATGATTTGCAGCTCAAGCGCTGGCGTTTGGGGCTGGTCGATCATTGCCGCCAGCAGGGAGCCATAATCACGGCGCATCACCCGTGAACCCACGGGCGTACGCAGAATGTCGTTCAGACTCTGGCTGATGTGGTCGGTATCGGTAATGGTTCGCCCATCGCTCCGGCCAAAGCCGATATAACGCGCTGTCATTTGATCCCCTTAGTCCAGCTTCCGCCGCTCTGGACACTGCCGTGGTTGTGGTTATCTACCTGCACCCCATTGGAGGTGAATGCGCCACTGGTATGGTCAATGTTGCCCTGCAACTTCCCGCCCTGTTGTACCTCCAGCGTGGCGGTGGTGAGTTTGTTTGTGCAGATCACCTCAGGGGTATCGAGAGTGATACGCGTGGATGCCCTGATCAGCACCTCGGGTACGGTTGCGGTAAGCGAACCGGAGGCCGTCACATCAGCGGTTTTAATGCCGCTGACAGTTAGCGCACTGTTTTTGGGTTCGTACTCCATGACCGCGCCGTCGGGAAAAACAACGTGCCACGCATCCGCCGAAGCCGACGGTGCGGGATGGTCATCAGAGAAAATGCCTGGCAGCACAAAGGCCGTATCAAGCTCGCCGCCTACGGCCATCAGCAGAACCTGCTCGCCAATGGAGGGCGCCCACCATGTTCGTGAACGCCCGGCACGCTGAGTCAGCCATGGAAGCCAGTCGGTATAAATGCCGCCGGTCTGCACACGACAGCGACCGGTATCAAGGTCTGTTTCGACGATGATGCCGGTGCGGATCATGTTGCGCAGCACGCGGGCCAGTTCCTGAATATTTGCGAGTGTGTTCATACTGCAAAGGATGCCGCCGCGGGCGTCCGGCGGCAATCAAGGCTCGTTTCGCCAGGCATGGCACAACGTCTTCATTACTCAGTCCACTGGCTCACCAGTTCGCCATTGATATACAGCATCATCGGCCGCGCTACCGGCTCTGCCGGCAGCGGCTCAGGAAGATTCTCCGCATACAGGCCGGCCTCATTTTCTTTGACAAGCGTACGCTCGGTCAGCAGCAGGTTTAGGGTGATATTCACGCTACGTCCGGCATTAATGTCGGCATAAAAAGTAAAGCCCTTCGAACGCCCTTCATCGGTGGACATAATGTCCGGCTGGTTTTCACGCAGCCAGGCCATTACTGGTACCAGAAGGAGATCAATATCATCATTAAAATCTGTGATCGCGACATTGAGGCTGTACTGTTTTTCGAATGACAATGAAGGAGCAAGGGTCGCAGCAATATTGCCGCTCGCCACGTAAAGACGCAGCGTGTCGGGATGGCTGCGTAGCGCTGGTACCGCATTAAGGAGCGCCTGACGCAGACTGTCGGGTTTTTGCATCTAAATCATCCTGGCAATGTTTGAGGGTTTCCACCTGCAGCGCACAGCTTTCCAGCGCGCG